GCTCCCGCTCGGCCTGTTCTGCTTGCTGGCGTGCAAGTAGTTCCTGGGCGGCTTTCAGTTCTGCTTGCTGGCGTTCAAATTCGGCCTTCTCTGCTGCGAGCTTCGCTTGTGCCTGTCGGAATGCTTCCCGTTCTTCGGCCTCTTGCTGAGCGATCCTTGCGGCCTCTAATTCAGCCTTCTGTTTTGCCTCACGGCCAGCCGCGACCAGTTGCTCGTAGTCTGCTTCGCTAAGCTCTTCGGCCTGTGCTCTCGGTAGCAGGCTTCCGGTCTCGGCGAAAAAGTGATCTTGCCGACCGACGATCCAGGCTTCGTGCTTGGCTTCCAGCTCCTTCCGCTTGCGTTCTACTTCGTCATCGACCGCTTGCTTCTTGGCCTTGAGCTGGCTTTCGACTTCCGAGACCAATCCGATCAGCCGCTTTTCCTCGGCATTGACGGCTCGCTGGTGGGCGAGTGCTGCCTTGTTCAGTTCCTCTTTCAGGCTTGTCACCGCCGACCTAGCCTTGACGCACCAGCGAATCGCCCTCTTGCACTCTTCGTACCCTTCGTCGGTCGTTGCGTCCAGGTCCGCGACCTTCAACGCGAACTCGGCAATCGCTTCATCGGCTACCGCTGACCGCAGCAGCTTGTTGTTCTCTTCAAGTGGTTGTATTTCCGTGCTCATACTCGCTCAAATCCCCTGCACCATGCTTGGTGCTCTTGACCCATCAACTCACGGAGCACCGCACGGCGCTCTCGAATCTCTTCCAGGATTTCCTCTTCCACATCAACGAAGGATGCAAAGCCCCCGACTTGGCCTGGAACGTACCAGCTCGGACCGGTCAGAAAGAACCGACCGGCCACTACCTCAAACGTCCATTCGCAAGCCCGGTGCACGCCACGCGAGACTTGCTTCCAATCGAATTTTGCCATGAGAAAAACCCTCCGAACCTTTAACGCCACCGATCGACTTTTGGAAAACCGTTTTTCAGTTTTCCAGTGTTTTGATTGATTGCCCGACAGGAATCTTGGAAACGTTTCCAAAACTCAGCAGATCTCGAACCCGCGCGCCGTGACCCTCAAGCGACCGAGTTCAGGTAAAAAAATAACGTCGCCAATTTTGGGGTAAAGGACGTTCGGCTCGGCTTGTGCTGGCTCAACGACAGGCTCTAGGTAGTCTTCGCGGATTGACAACTCGATCACGCCGACCTGATAACCAAACGTTTTATCAGTAGTGAACTGCAAAGGTTCTGATCGCACGGTATGGACCGTCCCGACCAACGCATCCAAAGGGCTAGACCAATTTGGCCCAGGCCTTGCCTTCGGCCCGATGACCCTAACCCGCTGCCCTACTGCGTACTTCGGCTTGACCGGCTCGATCTTGCGACGGTACCAGATGCCTTCAGCCTGACCGAACCCAGTTTCGACGTTGCAAGACGCTTCCCATTTGCCGTCACCACGAAGGTCAAATGCCTCATCCCCAGGCTTTAACGCTTCAACAGGAGACTTTTCGAGAAGTCGATAATTCTCGCCCGGGTCAGGCTTTTCTAGTTTTTTAACGCTCATTTACCAGCCCTCCAAACGATTTTGAAACCAACGATCTTGGAAACGTTTCCAAGCACTAACCATCTAACGCCACGGAAACGCTAGAAAAAACCAAACTAGCCAGAATCCCACAAAGAAAAACAACGTCACTTTTTTATCAGCGAGCGACCAACACAGAGGGTCTTTCGCATCTCGATCCGGCGCGTCAAGTTGCCCAGCAGAAACGCCCGTTCCTGGCTGGTCGACCTTCCAAGCTTCGACCACTTGAACTCAGGCAAAGCGGTGTTGTACCCGCGATCGAACCAGCGTTCCAGCTCGTCAAGGCCAGCGTTTGTTACCTCGCATCCTGCGACCAGTTCCAGCTCTGCCAGCTTCTCGCGGACTATCCGACGATCCACTATTTGACCTCGATCCGGCATAGCTCCCAGTGGCCGTCATCGTTTTCGCTGACGATATGAAAAGGGTACTCTGCGTCAATGATACCAACTAAAAAGCCATTCTTCCAAGTCGCGCCGTCGTGCTCTCGGTACTCGCACGCAATCGGTCCGTTTTTTAGATCGTCCTTGGTCGGATCTCGGTATTGCTTAGTGGTTGCTGGTTGACCCCTCGGATCTTCTGCAGGTGCCAGCCAAGCGAAGTCGAATTCCCAAGCAAATTGGCTATCTAGTTTTGCCATAGGTGCCTGCTCACAAACGCTCGTGACTCGCATCACCTTTCCGTCGAAGATATTCATTTCTTCAACCCACCAGATTTCATGAGCCGGCGCACAGTCGACCGGCTTTGTGACCTTGACCCAATCGCCAACCTTCGGGGTCCAGGGTGCCTCTGCTTGCTTCGCAGGAACCCAAACACCGACTAAGCCATCGGCTAGGGGTGAGCGTTTCACTGGCTCTGTCAGACGGTCTGCCCAACCGCCCCGAAGTTCATCAGCCACCGCTTTGGCGATCGCTTGGACTGAAATAGCAGAAAACGCAGCCGTCAGCGGTTCCAATAGATCTTTCGACAGCATGACCTCGCGGATTGCCTGCTGGAGCTCGGCTTCCGGCTCAACCAAAACGATGTCTTTTAGCTTCACCAGTTGCATGCCGTATTCCAGTTTCTTTCGAAATACTATCAGTGCCTTTCCGTCAGCAAAGCTATCAATCCTCCATTTCCTGCTTGATCCGCCTACGATCCGAACCTCATCTCCAATCCTAAAATCCGCCATCTTTTGCCTCGCTTTTCTTTGAGTGATCTGCCATCAACAAACCGTAGGCACACGCTGTCCCGATAACTACGTCATCAGGTACGTCGTGCCATCGAATCGAGTACATTACGTTTCTTGCTCGCTGAGCCTTTTTCTCATGCTCGATTTGCATCACAAGTTCAAGCGTTGCAAGCTCTGCTTTTCCGCAATATACAGCGCCACGCCTGTACAAATCAGGACGGAAACTTATACCGTTGCCGCATTTGATAATTCCGGTCGCAGTGACTTTCTCCACGATCAGCAACCTTTTCTCATAGATCAGCTTGTCGCCGACTTTGACCTCTGGATGTTTTGACATGCGTTCCCCTTTGTGAATGATTCCTACCAACAGTCTAACGCCACCGATCCGGGAAATTAAACCTCGGTCTCGGTAACTTCGTGCAAACCATGCAGGGCATCGACCGACCGGCAAAGCTTGGTCAGGCAACTTTCCAGCGAGTCCGGACCGTCTTTCTTGTCGCCGTAGGGGAACTCTTTGCACTGGTTGATCAGCAGCTCGTTCGATGCCGTTTTTCTGAATCGGAACCGGCGATCGTGAAACCACTTCCCCAGCCTTTCGATTCGGACGTTCTTGTTGACGGTGTTGATGACCAAATCCGGAGGGTCTGCGTTGTAGCCAATCTCATCGCAAAGCTCGTGGTAGGGCTCGGCCAGGAGGTCTTGCCATGCGTTGCCCTCGATACCAACGAACGCCGGCCGACGATCCCGGTTCCACTCCACAAACGTCCGGAGCATCTGCGGGACTGGCATCCGGTCGATATGGGAATCCACGTAAAACAGCCCGTTGTGATAGCCGATCCAGGTGATCGCTTGATAGTCCCCGTTCTTGTCTTCCTTGCCCTTCGATGGATCCAAGAATGATGCCGACAGGTAGCAGCTTCGCGGGTCCGGAAACTCGTCATCCTGCGCCCAGATATTCTGGAAGTAGGACTCCGGCCAGTTCGACATCGAGCTGCCCTTCGGGTTGCCCTGGTAGATCGAATCCCACCAGTGACCGGCTTGTTTCTTCCGGCGTTCCATGACCTCAGCAGGCCAGCGTTCCGGCCAAAGTGCTTCACCTTCGGCCCGACCGAGCGGATCCTTTATTTCGTTCCCCTCACGCAAGGCTTGGAGCGTTATCGACCGGACCCTCAATTCGAGCTCGTCCTTTTGTTTTTCGATCCGACCGATCAAGTCATCCTGATTCCACTGGGTACACAAAAGGACGCACTTTCCCCCAGGCTCAAGACGGGTCGAACTCGTCGATTGGAACCAATCCCATTGACCGTCTCGAACCCTTTGCGAGTACGCAGCCTTTGCGTTTTTCATATAGTCGTCGATGATCAAAAGATCAGCACCGAAACCTGGAATCGATCCCTCGACGCCAGCCGCCAAGCAGCTTCCGTGTGTCTTTTCTAACCGCCAGTTTTTCACTGATGAGTTGGTAGGATCTACGCCAGCCAATCCCATCATCGGTGAAAGCTCGTGGACCTTATCCCGCACCCACCGCGAATGATTATGTGCCAGCGTTGCCGTGTTGGTGCAAAGAATGATCTTTTTGTAGGGGTTTCGCAGCAGAAACCAAGCCGGTGCCCAGTGTGCTAAGTACTCCGATTTTCCATGGCGAATTGGGCATTTGACAATCAGGATGTCTAAATTCGGATCATGCAATAAATTGCGAAACTCGAAATCAATCACGGCCAGATGCCTAGCTCGCTGCCATGCCCCACGGCTGAATCGTTCGGCCATCAGCAGGGGTGAACGCATCGCTCGCGCGTTCTCGAATGCCTCGCGTGCTTGGTCTAGCTCAAGCGTAGTCATCGACCGACCCCGGCAGAATCTTTCGGTCTCTCATGTCCAGGTCGTCGGAGGATCCACCGTCAAGCATCGCCAGGACTTGATTGACCGTGATTGTCGTGTTGCCGGTGATCTGTACCGGGAGGTCTCGCGGTCTGTTGTTGGCTTGGTCCATGCCCAGCAGAAGTCGGTTCGCCCACAGCTTTTCTTTTGCCCCGGCCTTCGGATCCATTACGATCCTTGCTGACTCGAAGATCATCCGTTCCCTGAGTGCTGCCGGTATCGGCCATCGTTCGTTGACGGCTCTGAGTTCTAGCCGCAGATCCTTGAGGCGTTTTACTTGGTCCCCTCGCCCAGCTTTGACTGCAAGCTCCTCGTTTGCCTGTGTAAGCTCAGGCCAGAAAAACGAGTCTGGGTTCGGTTCGCCTGTCGCTTTCGGTACTGCTGGTGACACCGGCTTGATGCCTGTCGTTTTCCTGCGGACCGGTGACTTCTTCTTTCCGGCGCGTTTGGTCATTTTTTATTCAGCCACTTGAACTTGCACTTTGGGCACTCAATTTCGGCTTCGTTTTTGTCTTCGTCAGCTAAGGGCTTTCCTGGATTGATTGGATCTGGATTTGCGTAGTTGGAGACTTGCAAAAGTTCTGTAGAAAACTCTTGAAGACACTCGAAATCAAACCTGCATTCATCTACCAGTTGGCTCAGTTGCGATGAGTCAATTGTAGCCAAAGAACTTGAAGCGTCGAGGATCAGCAAGGCTTTGCGTTCCTCCTCAGGGGAAAGATCGACGTACTCGACATCGATCAGCATCCCTGGGTTTTCGGTCATTGCTTGCTCAACCCTTGCATGTCCGTCCAGGATCATTCCTGTTTGGCGGTTGACGATTACGGACTTGATGAACCCTAGCTCCTTGATTGACGCTTGCAAAACCTCTTTTTGCTTGTCTGGATGCACTCGATGGTTTGCAGGATTTGCTTGCAGTTCAGATGCGACAACTTTTGCATGCGCGACTATTTTTGAAACCCAGCTCATTTGACCCTCGTTTTTAGCTCAACCATTGTTCGATAACTGCCCGAGCGACTGCTTCGGTCATTTTTGGCGGTACGCTCATGCCCACCATGTACTTACCAATCTTGTCTGTTTTGGCTTGGTAGTCATCAGGGAAAGAACCTAGACGCTTCCATTCGCGGTAGGTGAGGCGTCTGCACTCATTCCAATGCGTGAATAGCGTGTAATTTGATGAAAGAGTTGGAGATGGATTTTTTTCGTTGAGCCTAACGTGCTGAAAAAGCGATTGTCTGCCCTCGCTCCTGTTGACTGCTTCTGTGTAGCTTTTCCCACTTCGGGTCAAACGCCACCACTTCAAGTCGGATGCCGCGGGTTTGTTGTCTTGTATTTCGTCCTTTGACAGCTCTTGAAGGTCTCTTGTTGCTTCCCCCGCGGTAGTCCACCGGTGTTTAGGGGATAGCCTCAAGGCAGGTCTATCAATGTCAGCACGCAAGGCGCAAAAGAAAACTCGCTCGCGTTTTTGAGGGACGCCGCAGTCGGCCGCATTGACCAGGAACAACTGCGGACGGTATCCAATTTCTCGGAAGCGATCCATGACAAGCTTCGTATAGCCCTTTGCGTTTCCTATTATCATCCCTTTGACGTTTTCAGCGATTGCCACCTTGGGCCTTAGTCGCTCGACCAAATCAAGGTAGTCAAAAAACAAATCGCTTAGGACTTGCTTGGCTTGTCCTTCTCGAAAGTGCTTATCCTTACCCCATGATTTTTCGCGGCTTCCTGCCATGCTGAACGTACTGCACGGAGGCGATCCGTCGAGTATATCTAGCTCGAATAGCTCGCTTGGAAGATCCTTGGTAATCAAGTCCCGAATTGGGCAAAGATAGTAGCTTGGCGGGTTCAAATTGCGTTTGTAGTGCCAAGCCATTTCCGGATCAATGTCATTTGCCGCAACGATAGAGCATCCGGCCCGCTTGTACCCCATTGACGATCCGCCGCCGCAAGCAAACGTACTCATTACCTTGATGCCGTTTTTTGGCACTAGATCAAGATCAGATAGATTCCAGGCGCAATCAGGCTTTTCAGTTGAACTCAAAGCCGCAGTCTGGACATTTGCATTGGAACTCGAAATCTTCAACGTTGACTTCTTCTGTTTGACCATCTTCGTTTGTTCCGATTGGATTCGTTTTTAGGCTTTCAAGCTCGCTTGTGAACTCACGTGATAGATCATCCAGTGTTTTGCTATCAAAAGAACATGCGTCCAGGCTTGCAAGCATCAGTTCTTTATCGACCTCTGCAAGCTCACTTGAAGCGTCAAGAATCAACAGTGCTTTTTTCTCGTCCTCTGGACTTAGTTCGACGTACTCAACATCGATCAGTGTGTTTTCCCCTAGACCGATCGCCTGCATAACGCGCTCATGACCGTCAATAACATGACCAGTTGTTTGATTAACAATAACCGACTTGATAAACCCAAGCTCACTGATTGATGCAGCAACAACCTCGCGTTGTTTATGCGGGTGCCGCCTGTGGTTGAACGGGTTGGCTAGCAGTTGTGACGCTGCGACCTTGCCGTGTCCTACGATCTTCGACTGCCACTTGCTGGGCTCGTTTTTCTTTTTTGCCATTATTCCTCGGAAGGGTTGAAGGGAACCAACAGAGTAACCCAAGATCGAAACCAACGCAACAAAGCAGAAAAACGCAACGCTACTTTTTTAGGAACACCAGTACATGCAGGCAATCGCAAGCGCAACATCCCAAACGTACCCCTGGGTCTCAAAGTGCTTTGCGTCCTGGATCACTTCGCGGAAGTACCCTGAACGCTTAGCTGTTGCTAGTAGCTTGGCTGTCTGCGCTTCGATCCAGTCTGTCGGTTGGCTCATGTCTCTACCCTGCTCGCTGGATCTAATTCCATCGCAGACGCTATCTGCTCAACCTTGTGTCGGATTCGCTTCAACGCTGCTGCCGGGTCGGAAGGCTCATTCCAGTGCCACGCTTCGCTAATGCAATCTCCAAGTAAGGCCACTTCACCCTCAAGGATCTTTAAGAGTGCATTGACCCTTCGCTTTGTATCTTCGTCACGCTTCATTGTATCATCCCCCTAAAAAACTCGAACCAGTTGAAAGCCGAGATTACGACCATAGCCCCAAGAGAAATGCCTAGCACAACTACCACCAGCAGAGCTGCTACGCCCATCGCGTCTTCCATGAATTCATCATCGAACGGATTGCTCATAATTCGTCCCCTTCTTCTTCCGGTCTCTCGTAATCGCTTTCGTCGATATCGGGCTCGTCGTTTCTTGGCTGCTGCGACCTAAGTTCGATCCTTGCGGCCTGCTGAGATTCCATGCCTTGGTAGTAATGGTCCTCGACTCGATCCGAGTTGATCCGATCGACGTTGCCGCCGCTTCGCCAAACGTCATAAAAAACGTCCCCCTCGTAGTCCCTGCGTTCCTCGCGCTCTCGCTCCCTGCGATCCTCGTAACTTTCATCGAATCTGCTCATGGCTCTACCCTTTCGTTACAACCCAGTCGCGGTTACCAAATCCCACGGCCCGTAATGCTCGAACTCGACCATCTGCCGAGCTGCTTGGTGAATATCGTAGATCTGCACGTTGCCTATCTCGTCGATCCTTCCGAGCCGAAAGTATTCCGTTTTTGACATCAGAACGCACCCCCCGTTCGAGGGGTCTATAACCGTTTCGGTGTCGAGAAACAAAACAAACGCATGGCCGAAAGTCAGTCCGCTTAGCTTGCCCTGCCCTGCGACCTCGGCATGTACCAGCCGCACGTTTTGGCTCGCCTCATGCTTGCACAACTGCATCAGCAGCGTTGCCGCTGCCTCGTAGCAGTCTCCTGTTGGCTTTTTACGCTTACTCACCGATGGACTCTCGGAGGGTTTCCAGGCCACGCCGAACCATCGCCGCCGCCGTTGGGTTGCTGACCCCGAAGTGTTGCGCGATCTCGGCAAAGGTCCGGTCCTCGTAGAACCGCAGCTTGACCGCCATCTCGATGATCGCGTCCATCGCTGCAAAGCCTGCTTCGAGCCCTTCGATTTCTTCGCCACGGATCAGATCGGCTAGCGGGTCGAAGCTTACTTCTTGCCTAGGGTTGTCGCCGTTGACCAATCGCTCGTGGTCCCTTCGGGAATCCCGCCAGCACTTGCGCCTAGCGGACTTGGCTGTCCAGACGGCCTTGGTTCGAGCCGCTGCCGAGTAGCCGGTTAGGATCGCGATTGCTGCGTCCTGCATCACATCTTCGATGTCGATTTTGGCCTCTACGCCTCGGAGCTTCGACCTGATCACGCCTTGCAAACCATCAAGAACTTCAAGCATTTTACTGCCCTTTCAAATCTTTTCAGAAACAAAACAATCGGGTCATCGACCCGTCACATGGCCCATTATAACTCAGGGCCCGTTTTCGAGCACCCCAGGGCGCGAACTAACGTATTTTTTTCATCAACTTTTTTCTGCGCGACTCAGGATTTCCAGCCGGACCCCAGGATTCCCGGCTCGAATCTCGACCTCCACCGTCCCGAGCCAAGAAATCTGCCAGTGGTCCCCGTCGATTCCCCCGGCGTCGGCTATCCCGTCGATGTAGGCTTTGCAGAGGTAGACCATGTTTGCCCGATCCCGGTGCTTGTTGTCGCCCACAAAGAACCGATAGTGGATCACGTGAGGCCCTTTGACCGCGACCTGACCCCTCGCAAGTTGGTCGAAGGTGATCATCTTGGCGATCAGCCGCAAGTCAGAAATCGGCTTTGCTTTGGCTGACCAGTGTTTTTCGTTGTGTGCCGTTACGCCTCGCGGCCAGGGGAGATCAATTACCACGGTTCCTAATCCTTTCAGAAAAATACCAACTGACGACCGGCTCGGAGTGCAGCCGCCTGACCGAATGTTTTTGGATGAACTCCGGATCGTACCACTCCGGATCGACCTCGCGTTTCAGTTCGAGCATCTGCCCCACCGTAAGCCTCGGACGATCGAACCCAGGCAGTCGTTCGCCGTGCTGGAACTTGTGACAAATCGAACAAAGCATGACGACCAGCCTGCGGTCCTCCCTGCGGGGCTTGTTCGCTATGTGTGCTCGTTCGATCAGCCACGGCCCGTAATACTGCCTCGGCTTTCGTGTCGCGTTACAGGCCCAGCAGCAAGCGAATAGCGACCGCATCGCATCGTACTCAAGCTTGGCTTTGTAGCCGTTGATCTCCCAGGGCTTCAATAAGCTCTCCGAGCATGTCTCGATAGTTTCCTTCCCACCCTTTGCAGATCCCATCAAACACCTCCGGCGTTTCCTGCAACTCGACCAGCTCCAACGACGCTATTACCAGATCGAAGTTTCGGGTCCATTCGATCCTTCGGAGGCACTGATCGACCGAGCGCCGCTGAGATTGCGATTCTCGCTCTGCGCTTGGCTTCTTGCTCCACGGTTCGCCCCTGATAAATATCCGTTGCCAGCACCCTGCCATCGTAAGTCTCCTTGGCCCGTTTCGGGCAACTTAGTTCTGCCAACTGCTCGTCCAGTTCCAAAGCCTTGTCGCTTGTCACAATCAGTCGATGAATAAAAACAACATCCGTTTTTTCGCCGTAGACTTTGATGAACCCGTCTGGGAATCGCTCGATCACGATCCGACGCGCTAAGCCTCGCTCTTGCTCCTCGCGGATCACTTCCGAGCGGATCCACTCGTAAGCTGCGTTTCCGGCCTCGCTGTTCATTATGCTCTTGTAATACCTGCGGAAAAACCAGGACAGGAACCGTAGCCCCTGATCGGAAAACAGCAACCACGCTGCGAGTTGCTTTCGGCTCGTGAATTCCATCCAGCTCATGACACCCTCGCTCGCGTCCAAGGAAACACGTCGCAAACCAACTTGTGATAATCAACCGAGCCCTGTGCCGGTGGCTTGAATCGCAATTCAGCAGGGTTGGCCCAAACCCCCTCTTTCGCACACCGAGCCTTCCAGACCGCGACCGCGCTGCTGCATGGCTTGTCGGATCTCGACATCGAGTAAAGGACCGAGACCCAAATCTGGTTAGCGTTCTTGGCCTTCTTTTTCTTCTGCTTGGTGACCAAGCCTCGCATCAGCTTTAGCTCGCCGCTGACCATTTGCACCGACCGGACGCTCTGAGCGTGTGCATGCCCGCACCCAGGACATCGCTGACCGTACTGACGCCAGACCTTGCACTTCGGACAGCATATCCCCTCAACGTCCTGTGGCTTGTCAGACTTGGCAATCCGTGTCGCTCTGCCCTGCGCTATCGTCTTGTTCGTGCATCCGAGCGTCCATTCCCTGTCCATGTTCGGCGATCCGTGTCGCCAGTAGCATCCCCCATGGTCTTGCAGGATCTTGAAATCGTAGTCCGCGAAGTACCGCTGGATTCGACCGACCGACTGCAAATACGTTGCTATTCCCCCAAAAACCGTCGCTGCGATGCCATGATAGAGCCACGGCATGTCGATCGCTTCTCGAAGGATAAACCTGTTCATAAGAACTTTGATTTCGCCCGACTTGCTCATCTCCATGACCTGCGCTCTAGTCTCGGCAGTCGTGTCGTAGGTCTCCAGGTGGATCGCTCCGGTCGAGGTGCGATGCGGGAGCAAGCAAGTCTCGCCGTCGATATGTCCGACCGGTACGCCCATTTTCGCCCATTCTTCGGCAAACCACCTTGAGGCCGGAACCGATGGAGCGAACAGGATCGTCGGCTTGCTGTCCGGGTTCAGCTTGCGCCAGTTCGAGTACGCATCGCCGAAAATCTTGTAGGCCCTTGGTTCGAGTTGCTTGGAGCTGAATTCGTTGTCAACGTCCTGCTTCAAACCCGAGCAATCAATCTCGCTCGGAGAATAGACCCTGACCGGCAAGTGAGCCTTGACCCGTCGCATTTCCGAATACGTTCCAAAGTCGATCAGCTCTTCGTACATGCTCCCGCAGTTGACCGGCGTTGCTGACATCCCCAGGACGAAAGCACCACGAGCCTTGTGGCCTTCCCAGGTTGCCCCGTTGTCGGTCTTGCCTCCCTCGACGATCGATATCGCTTTGTTCTTGGTTTGCAGGTGCGCCTCATCGAAAAGAACCAAACTTGGGTCTCCGAGATCCCATGTTGACTTGCGGATTGCTCTCGCGAACACCGAATCGGTCATGCAAATCTGCACCGGCTTCGATTCGTCGTACTCGTGACCCGCCGCCATGATTCCGTGGTCCAAGCCAGCCCTGGTGAAAGCAGCCGATAGCTGTTCTTTCAGCATAGTCCGGTGGAGGTAGATCCTGACCGAACCACCCTGGGAACGTTCCTCTTCGGTGAGCTGTTGCATAACTCGCGACTTCCCGGCCCCGCAGGGTGCAGCCGCGATCACCGACCTGATGCCTCGGGCTCTTGCCTCGCGGATTCGTTCTTTTGCCAAGTCTTGGTGCGGCCAGTTTCCGTTGGTCATTTTTCCCTCACTTAGCTTTCGCAACATCAACCCCAGGAGCTTCGTAAATTACTTCCGTTGAAAGCCCTGGGTCCATTACTACAACGCCACCGCGAAGCATCACGCTACAAAGTTTCGTCAGAAAATCCAATGTTGCATCATCGTCCTTTGTCGAGAGAAATTTAAGCGATGATACTTTTTTTGTTTCGGTGTCGTGAATGAACCGAATCCGGATCATTGCAGCCCCCGAAGCTTCTTGGTGATCGAAACGATTTCAGACTGTAGGACCGGCGTGCATTTCGCAGCCTCGCAAGCCCGAATAAATCTTCCCCATGCGGTGTGTACTGCTGGCATTTTCTCCGGCTCCGGATCGGTCCCGCTTGGAAACGTTTCCAAGATTGGATCGGCTTCGGCTTGCGGTTCCTCAGTGTTTTCTGCCTCTTCCGGCTCGTCATCTTCTTGGACAGACGACTCACCGACCGGAAGCAAGCACCGACCGCAAGCGTACCCTCCGTCGGTTAGAACCTGAGTTTTGCCGGCGCAGTCCGAGCACTTCCAGCCCGATACCGGAATCCCGGCATCGGCCTTGGCCGTTTGCTTCTTCGGCTTTGTGCTTGCAGGAGGCTTCAAATCCGGTACTTCCCCCGCAGCCGCTTGGTCAATCAGCTTCTCGATCTTCTTTTCGCCCTCGCGGAGGTTCCCGATATAGGCATGAGATACCCCGCACATTTCGGCCAGGGCCCGGGTCGTCTCGTCGGGGAACTGTGCGATCGCAATCAATGCAGCCTTGCGCTTGTCGGCGTTCGTGCGCCGCAGTCCGTGAGCGTAGTTCGCACCGCAAGCCGCCCTGACCGCATCGCTGAACGTACCCTTCGTGATTGTCGCGGGTATCTTCGACTTGCCGATATTCGCAGCCGCCATCACTCGGCAGAATCCATCGGTCACGAATAGCTCGCCGTCGACCTCATAGACCTGGACCGGTGGAAAAGCAACCTTATCTTTCCACGCCTCTTCGTACTCTTTGATGATCGACTCGGGGACCGATTCCCGGCATTGGAGTCTCGGGTCGAGATTCAGCAGGCTTGTTGTTATCAGCTTGGTTTTGACGCTCATTTTTCTTTCGTCGTTTCAGTTCGAGTTGTATGGCCTGTGCTTGGTCAACGGCCATCGAAGCAATATCTTCGACCGACCATTCTTGATCCGGATCGATCGCAACATAGGCCGGTGCAATAGCAGCGACCAACTCAATCAAAATGTCAAAGTCCGTTCTCACGGTTCTAGTTTCAGACATCCTAGCCCTTCATTTCCTCGGTTCGCTTTGCCAATGATTCGCTCAGGGATGCAAAAGCATCCTCTGCGAGCAGTCCCTTGCTTCGATACGCTGCCAGCTTTGCAGGAATCTTCCCAAGCTCGGCAGGGCTCGACGCAACGTTGATCGCTCTTGAGAGCATTGTAGCGGCCAGCATGGCCCAGTCGCTCTTGCTGATCGTCTGTTGGATTCCGTGAGTGTTCAGCGACTGCTCCATCTTCGGGAGCTGCCCTTCGGTCGCCGAGGCCATCATAGTAAGAATCTCGCCGATGCGGGTCTCGGACAGCTTCTCCGGCTTGGTTTCCGGAGCTGGTGGCTGCGGTTTGGTTTCCGGCTTTGCGTCGAAAGCATCCTTCGGGACCGTATTTGTTTGGTCCATGAAAGTACCTGTCTTCGCACCCTCGCTGCCAGCGTTCCCGTCGTCATCATCGTCGATGCAAAGACTCAACAATGCAGCAAGCGCGTACCGTCGCTGGTAGGTCAAAGCCGAAGCATACGCCTGCGGTGTCACGATCCTGACGTCTGGTTCGCCGCCAGTCCCTCGACGCACCACCGCATCTGTAGGGCGGATCATACTGACCGACCGCATGAACTGACCGGAACTATGTAGCAGCATAGTTGCCAATGAGAAATCGCCGAACGGGATTTGCAGAACCGACAATCCATGTTTTGCAAGCACTGGATTGATCTCACGAAGGATCGTTCCCAGGTCAGCGTACTTGTTCTTGAAGTGACCGTTGACCGTATCTTTAACGATCACTGGACAATCAGCATGGAACTTTGCCAGCGCGACGGCCAGCTCGACAATGGATTCCGAACTCTCGATCATTTCAAAGCCCTCTAAAAAAGACAACAAACAACGTCGCACCAGCGACTCAATCCCTACTCTTCTAACGCCACCGGATCCTGTTCAGAAACCTCGACGGGTTCTTTTTTCGCAGATTCGATCCATTGAAGGGTCATGCAGCCCAGGCACTCCCTGGTGGTGATTTTCCGACCACACTTCCCGCAGCGATGAGCAGCGACCACATCAGCAGACTTAGGGGGTCCGCTAACTCCACGTTGACAATATTGGCAACGTTTACTTTTTCCGTTGCTGCGGTACTCACCGCCGCACTTGTCGCAGATCGAAATGACGTAGGCTCGCACCATTATTTAACCCGCACCGAAGGCAACCGAATCCGGTACTCGCGTCGGAACCCGCGAATGTTTTCTGGAGTCAGAATTCGTTCGCCCTCCAAGACTTCGCTGTTGATCTTGAATACACCGAAGGAAAAAACGTGCCATCCCATGCCCTCATAGAAGCATGGCAGAAAAGTAAGCTCGATCACCCAAGAGCCCACCGCATGCCTCGGTCTCGTGTTTTGAAACGAGGGTAGTTTCTTGAATATTCTCATTGTTGCTTTTTCCTTGCTACTTTGGTTTCGGTGGTGGTGGTGAGGTAGGTGGATTCGCTAAATCGTGAACCATGCAGTCTATCGCTTTGGAAAGAGAGATAGCGTAAGCCGTCTCTGCGACTGAATCTTTTGCTACTTGGCTACGCCTCCATCGAACCGCAAGATTAAGAATCAGTTCCGCATCTTGATTTTCGCATAGACTTTTCCTTGGCGGTGGCGGTGTTGGTTCTTTTGTCGACATTACTTTATCCCTCGCTACTCAGTTCTGTTGGTGCAATCGATACGCAATCAATCGTGAGTCACTTTTGATTTAATTCTTTCAATATCTTGCTTTAGATGGATCTCAAGCAAAGGAAAACCGTTAGAGCACTCAATCATCTCGCGCTCTTTAACTCGCTGAATATGATAGGTCTTTGTTATTCCGTCGACTGTCAATTCTTTGTCGAATCGAAACGCAACCAATCCAGCAGGCTTGTTTGGTATCCTGATAGTAGCGATGAGCCCCTCGCAATGCTGATCCTTGAAAGATTCCCACCACAGAAAAAACTCAAATACCTTTACGACTCCATCGATTTTCTTGTCTGCGTTAGCCACTTTTTACCTCTTTATTTTCTTTTCCCTTGACCCTTAAAATCGGTAGCGACATCGCATACCTGTCTGCGCTTTGCAGCTTGTGGTGCTGCAAGTGATTCACTCGAACCGACCATCCCCACCACGTTTTTGGCTCGTAGTTGCAATGGCAAGAAAAGTGGATGAACTCGTAAACCGAAAGCATCACCAGGACCGTAGCGTGTGCCGTGTACATTCCTGGAGTTGCGAACGCAAACGCCACCGACAGCAAGTAATAATCAGCGATCACCCACAGGTCCGGAAGTCCCGTCTCGGTCGTCGGCTCGTCGTGGTGCCTGTCATGCGTCTTGCGAAACGGTGTCCAAGTCCATTCGTGCAGGAACCACCTGTGAGCGATGTACTCGAACGTAGGCCACAGCGCGACGATCAACCCAGCGATAACCCAGTCCCTAGTTGTGAACGGCCACAGCACGATCCTGGCGATCACAGCGACCACAGCCGAGAGAACGATCAATCCACCACGGCTCGACAAAAAAGCAATGATTACATTTTTCAGGGTCATGTTCGCTCTAAGGTGAAAGGTGAAAAGAAATCGGCTACAAAGCTTCATCGCCAAAATACTGCTGCTCATACTGCTTGGTTTCGCCGCAATCTACACACTGATCATAATCGGAATCGTCGACCGGCTCCCAAGAATGGTTGCACTCCTCGAAATCCTCAGCAAAAACAGATCGCGCGACCGGGGCCGACAGCCTGCCTTTATGGTCGTAAAGCATCCAATCTCCGACATTGATTTCGGCTAGTTTGCCGCTCGCGTCCTGGATCTTGATTGTCGTGCCGTCGTGCGTTGCTTTTGTTCCGTTGGAATTCAGCCAAACAACGATCGAATCCATCTCCTGGTTGCCTGGTTCATTGTTTGTCGTGAACTGCCTAGCCTCGACCCACGTTGATCTTCTTAAGTATCTTGCCATGATTGCTCCAAGGTAAAAGGTAAAAGGTCGACGGGATTTCCTATTAGCCGCTACCGCTGGGAACAACCTTGGCAGTGGAAACCTACGCTATCTAGCGTGACTTTCGCCACGCCGTCGACCAAAAGGATCGGGCAGGGTTCGCGCCTGCTGCGAGTGGCCCTCGCACCACGCCAACCTGCTAAAGCCTGCGCCTTATCTGCTGTCTGGTTGACTATGGGTCTTACGACTCGATCCAAGGCTCCTGAGCGGATTCGAACCGCCGCCTCCCAGAGTGTGTCCCTGGGTGTTCCACCGCAATAACTTCAGGAGCAAACTTGCCGGTTACGTTTATCCGGCCGTGCTGTCCGTAAGCACCGTACACCCTCAGCAGCCGATCCTCTCCCCCCGACTGCCGAGCATGGATCACTCGTAAATCACTGTCGCGTACCAGCCACGGCGACCCTGCGCTACGCCGATTTCTCGGACCGGTCTGCGGCCATAGTAGCAGCACGCTCGGATTGCAGCCTCAGCCGAGGTCGAACTGTACCCAACCCCTTCTGCGCGACCGCCACCAAACCCGCCTCCAACGTGATAGCATCGTCCGCTCGCAGCTTGACGTTCAGCCTTCCACTGAGCCAACCCGTTTGAGCAGAACACCGACCGCAGTTCTTGGGTTCCGCATATCACCGTCTCGGCGACTCGAACCGGAACCGAGACCGCAGCCTGAGCGACAGTCGCCACCGGCTTAAAGCACCGGCCCGTCGTGCATTCTTGAGCGAACGCAGGCAACGTCGCCACCGCAA